AGATCTTGAAAATATCCCAGGGTGACCCACCGAAATCGATGGGTAAAGCAGGCTCAATCAGCTTTCTTTAGAAAGGAGGAAGCTTTAGATTGAGAGCGGAGTAGAGTTCCCACTCTACTCCAAACTCACGGTTAGAACCGTGAGCCGGTACCGCACTGTCCCAACTAGGACATGTGCGGTTCCTTAGAGTGGCCTTTGAGTGCTGTCTTCTGCACCCAAGTCGGCCACGCCGAAGCCATCCCGCAAGAGCGGCAATCAGGAGTCCGTCCTCGTTTATAAAGAATTTGCGCAGCTTACGCTGAGCTTTTCTTAATAGCGAGGGAGAGGTCCAGATGTCGCGTCTAAGGCCTTGGAGTTCTACATCTTCAGGTTCTCGAACAAAGGCCCGATACATAGGGCTATGGTTGCGATTAAACTGAAGCATAGAGCGCACGGAGGATAAGGGACACTTGATACCAGCATCGTCGGATTCCCCAAACGGGACAGGTAGAAAGTCCACCTGGCTCGAAAGGAAATCGATAGTTCTGGTGAGTGGGACCTTAAATTGCGTGCTCCATCGGTTTAGACGGTTGATTGCGGAATAGAAGTCACCGGGATCCTTCAAAGTTTGAAGGTAGACACCCCGGACGTTGTGACCACTGAAGTAATCGTGGCCACAGGACTCTCGAAAGAAGCCGTCGTTAAACGACTTATCACGGTTGACAGAAAACCCCAAAAGGGTCAACATGTCGACAACCAGGTTATAAGCCCGGGAGTCGACAATAATGTCATCTCCAAAAACGGAGTAGTTTCGAGGTCTACGGTACCCATGTTCAATGGGGATCCCAAGGACCCTGTAAACCGCCGTGACACAAGCAGCAAAAATGGCAGTCTGGAGGGGAAAAGTAAAACCATTCCCCATAGACGAAACCATCGAGAGTTGCAATTCTCTCCCATCTGGGAAGATGGTGGTCTTAGTGCGTGCCAAATTTACCCACTTAAAAGCTTCAGGTGGGAGTAAGTCACGAACTAACCCAAGAGAAATGGTATCACTGGCATTGGAGAGGTCAATAGTACCGAACTCCCCTGTCAGTGAACCAATACGAGCCATCTGGGCATTAATAGCAGGCTGTCTAGATACGTCAATGTTGAAAGATTCAACAAGTCGTTCTTCTATAAGCTTGCCTATACCCTTCTGAAAAAGCATATTCAGAGGTGGCTCGGTGCAAATCGTGCGGCTTGTCTTGATAGACTTCGGAACAAATGAAAGTCTACTGCCCAGCACAGTCTCGAATGGGTACACGCTTTGGCGGAGAGATTCCGCTTCTTGATATCGCGCATTCGAAGAGACTGCGTGTTTGTAAAGAACAAACAAAGAGTGATCCGTCCCAGACAACGATGAGTTAAAGTACTTTGTATATCGATCAGTACCTTTCACATCGATGTTGGCCCCAGGTCCAAAGTCCCAGCGTGAGTAAATATCGCTGAGGTTAAGGAGAAGGGGCTCGCGATCCCTCCAGAGAGTGAAATCATCAATTCGAGCGACGGCAACAAAACCCGACGACGGATTGAAGAAATCATAGAGGATAGATTTCATCTCCCCTATGACATACTCTTGGAAGGTATCGCACGGTACGAGTCCTGTATATTTTGCACAGGTTGCATTTGAGGCAATAAATGTCTCAAGTGCCAACTCGTCAAGATGTGGTTGCGCTTCATCATTATGGAACTTCTTCAATAATGAATTAGCGCATGACATCATAGCGAATTGCTCGGCAGTTTGGCCAGGATAATAAGACACCTGACCATCCCACCCCGCATCGTAAAGATCACATCTGAACAGTTGGTTCACCGTCTCAGCAGTTGATAGCATGTCGGTTTTCCAAGGTAATGTTTGACTAGTCGAAATCAAAACCCATTTGTCTGTCCTCTGAATCGGCAATTCTCTCAAGCTTAAGGCGAATAGCCAGTATTACCGGATCTTCGCCATGAGCAAAAGGAGTGTTACGACTAAGAGGATGAACTCGAGGGTTGTGAATTCCATCGTTGACAGACCTGTTTCTAAGAAGAGCACAAGGCTCGTTTAGGGTGTCGAAGACTTCTTCTTCTTTATAGGGAAGAAGAGGCCAATGACAGCTTTTAGGAGCCATGTGAGTAGACGAGTCATTACTCACGTCTACTACAGGATGCCGGTCGTAAGTGTGTCACCAAGTCCTGCACTCACTTGTGAGGCAGAACCGATGAGCATACTAAGAGCGGCGCGAATCTCCGCCGGGGAAGCAAGATCAGCCCCAGCAGGGATACGCATCTTCAGCGTAAAGACCGCCGTCTGGGGAAGCTGACCCGCGAGGGGCAGCATACCTTTTCGGAGGACTAGAGCATAGTCATTGAAACCATTACCTACCAGTACCCCATTCTGGTTCAAGGGCGCCTGCGGTGTGAACCGCTGAGGCCTATAAACCGCGAGTGTAAAAGGACTGGACACGCTAGAAACGCTTGCACCGGTTTGCGTACCACCCAATGCCGTGACAACCCACTGCTTTGCATTGATTGCAGGGGCGTTATCGGCGACATGGGTATACGTCGGAGAGGTGAAACCCGTTTGTGCAGCACCCGTTACGGGGCTGGTAACTGAAACAGTCATTGGAAGACCTTCATATTATCGGTGTTTAGGCCGACGTTGGGGATGCACGTCATTAGTCGTTTGCGCAAATAACGCTGTCATATTCGCCCACTGGGCCGGAAGGCCCGGTAATTCGAAAGATAAGGTGGGAGAGCCGACAGCATAACCGCG